ATAAAATTCTTATTTTCTGCAAATTTACGCTCTTGGAACCATATAAACAACTGTACTACAATATTTTAATTTATAGAACTCCTCTAAAACCAGATTCAAGGCCCCGCAATAGTCACACCCGTATTCCTCTGTATCCATCAACCGCAACACCATTGTACACGGAATACTTTTGATACTATCAAATTCCGGATTATATATTTTTGTATTAAGCAATTCGCGTTCATTTATAACAATATCGTTAGCCTTCATATTCTTTTACTCCATCAATTAATTAATAAATAACATACGCTATATGAACCGCTTTTTTTGCCGATACATTAGGGTACACCCGTTTAATGTAGTCGTAGTTCTTTGCGATAATTTCGCTTGCCTCCTGCTTGTTGTGCCCAACACTTGCAGCCACTTCAATTAATTTTTCCAATGAATGAAATTCTTTTGCTTTCATAATGCTATAGTTTAAATCGTTAATAATTCAACATTATAGCGTGATTAATAGCCTGATAACGCCTATATGAACTATCTGCCAGATAGCTGCATATCACATCATTATCAATAAGCCAACGAAATTAATTTGAATAATATTTGCAGGGAAAGAAATAAGAAAGTACCTTTGCTCCATGTGCGGGGGGGGTACTTTCGTACTTCCTACCTTTGAGGGTCTTAACATTGCCGTGTTAAGGCTCTCTTTTTTATTCCAACACTTAATAACACGCCTGTAAGAACAAGAACCTTATATCTATCTCTTTCTTACATTACAAAGATACGAATTATTTAGTAAACAGCAAAGAATATTGCAAAATATTTTCATAAAATAATCATATTATAAAACATACAACAGATACGACATAATACACTATATATCAAACACTTACAACATAAAATACAGCCATAAGAATATGTAAATATATAATACCATAGCAAGCATAACAAACACTTTAAACATAATAGAAACAATCTATATTAACAATAAAACACATAGATAATATAAATATATGCAGGTTCTTGACGGAGTGTCTGACGTAATAGATTTAATCTATATTACAAGATGTATATATAGACAACGTGAATAAGCATAGGACGCTAACGAAGTACAATGATCAATAGATATTATCTATAACATACACATGTGATATTGATTTTATTTATTTACTGGATTGGGTGTCTTCGGCTACGCTGTGATAGCCTTTACTTTATTCCCAAGACTTTAGAGTAATAACAATGTAAATAAACACAAACTTTATATTATATGTATAATGTAAACAGCAAATAACTATTATACAGCAAAATACATTGCAAACGCCCTGCAAATAGCCACCCCCACCCCCTTTATTTTTGTAAGGAAATCGGCGTAGTCACCTCGCCTAAAAATTTTTTATTTTCTTCATTTTCCACTAATTTGTAATGATATTTTACAACAAATCAACCATTGCATTTTTACATTTTTGCACTATATAGACGATTATTGGGTAATTTTCTATGTTTTAACGCATATTAATTAGAAAATTTACTTGTTTTATAATCAGATAGTTGTATATTTGCATAATGAAGATAAAGAACATAGATATATGTATTTAGCCTTTACAGATAAAAGAAAAAAGGTTATTTTCATAAAATGCGCCTATAGGAGCATGCGTTATGTTCTTTTAAACACAAAATGAGCGACTTACAATGAATAGAAGGGAATTAAAGGATTATGTGCTCGGTCTGCTGTCGCAACATTGCGACGAATATGCCTCTACATTCAGGGATATATCTTTGGTTACAAGCAATCCGGAACGTACAGACAGATACGGCAGGCGTCTTGAAGGATTGTTCCGGGAGGGGTATGGTGTTGTAACGAAAGACATTGCCGATTACCGTGTTCCGTTGTATGTTTTTACGGGAAAGATATACGAGTACATGGACTACAATGTGCTCTATGATGCCGTAGACAGGTGGCTTGAGAAAATGGGTGTTGCCGCCCGTGACCGAACTAATAAGATTATGTATTCTTACATGAACCGGATAATAAATGTCATTAGAGACCATGAGCTACAACCCGACCTTAGCATTATGTGCTTTACTAATTGCGTGGTTGACATGAACACTTTAAAGACTTACCCGCACTCTCCGAAGTTTGACTGTGTGAAGATGTATCCGTTCAAGTATGACCGCAAGGAGATTTTCAACTGTCCTACCTGGAGAAGCTTTCTTGGAGAAAGCTGGATACCTACGGAAGAGCTGGATGGCGTATTGCCGGAAAAGCACAGGCGCAGGATATTGCAGATGTTCCTCGGTGCTTGCCTTGTCAATAGGAAAAATATAAGCTTTGAATATTTCCTTATATTGCAAGGTACTGGTGCGAACGGTAAAAGTGTTATTTACCGGGTTCTAAAGGATATGTTTGGAGAGGATGAAATACTAAATATAAAGATGAGCCAGTTTGCAAGAGGTGGGGATGAGCAGTTACGCGCCGCCTACTCTATGTCAAGGAAAAGGCTTATGTACTGTACGGAAAGCAACCGGGGTGATTTCAAGGACATGAGCATTATAAAAGCTATATCCAGCGGAGAGCCGATTGCCTGCCGAGGAATAGGCGGGAATATCACGATGATGCAGAGACCTCCTATTATGCTGTGCAACTCCAACTACCGCTGGCAGCCGAAAGATTTCCTGAACCGTGACGACCCTGACGACGAGAGTATGCAGCGCCGCGCCCTGGTGCTGAACTTTGACAAGACAATACCGGTGGAAAAGAGAGACACCATGCTCGCAGAAAGAATGAAAGCGGAACATGCCGGTATAATGGCTTGGATTGTGAAAGGGCTGTGCGAACTTAAAAAGAACAATTGGCGGATGCCTGAGAACTTGGGCGGGAAGATTGATTTGAAACTGGAACGGATACGGTCGAGCGCTACAGGAAAGGATGGGAAACTCGTGGACGGGAGTATTTCGGAATATTTCAAATACAAAGAGTGCCAACCGGAAGAATTTGAAGGGAGCGGTTCCATAGAGCTGACATCCTCGGATATATACAAGAACTATGAACGGTTTTGTAAAAAGAACGGGGTCATCCCGGTGTCTCAAAGGAAGTTGGGGATTGACATGCTTTCGCTCGGATACGTACGGGAAAAACGTGCAGATAAGGGATACAGCAATGTCTATACGCTGTGGTGTGGCAACGAGGATATTGTGAATAACTTTATGAGACACGTGCCCAATATTGCGGAAGAGGCGAAGACCAATCTGTTTGAAGGTTGGGAATATTCGGACGAAGATTTCCTGAATGAGGATTAAATATGAAGAATGATACGATACTACATATCACAAAAAAAGAGATTGAAAGAGGTTGTATTCCGCCTGACTGCGATTTTGCAAAGGAAATAGGTTTTACTTCGGACAAGTTTTCAGGCTATTTATGGAAACGTGGCAATGCCATATTAGTTTCTTTAATAATAAGCCGGGAAGAAAGAAGAGGCAACTTTTTACATCTGCTCAATGCCTTAAAGGAAAAGGGATGTGACATTGTCGTCCCCAATCCGAGCAGCCGTATGGCGTTGATATGTGACAGGTTCGGCATGGAACTCATACAACACAAAGGGGAAGAATATATGTTTTACAACAACAAAATAAAAAAATAAGGATTATGGATTTCGGAAAGACACAAATCGGGAACATGACTTTTGTCAAGTACAAGAAAGGCGGTTTGCCTTTTATTAAGGTATCAACCGTAAGCGGGGACTTCTCTGTTGAATATGGGGCAGGAAGTGTGATGTTTATGATGCTGAATAATACTCCATTGGAAGACAAGGTAGATAACCTGCCAATGCTTATAGTGCGTAATGCCCAATATGTTGCCAATTGCATTGATGTGGAGTTACAGGTGGATGTATTAAAGGCAATAGGGAGTGCCCTTGACCGTGCGGATGCTAAACCTATATCTGACGAAGAAGACGCTAAGATTATTGAGGAGGAAAGGCAGATGTATGAGATGAAAAAGGAAATGGAGGATAATCATGAATGAGCCAATACTAATAACTCTTAAAAATGGGGGAAAATTGAAAGCGATAGAGGATGCGTTATGTGACAAGAACGGATACAATGTTAGATATTTAGGAGAAAACGGAAAATATTACTATCCCTCCGATATAGCTTCAGTACTACCGTTAGATAAAGGTAGGCAGATAAATGAAAGAGACTTTTGCTATCAGATAAGAAAAGACAAAGAGGAGTTGGAAAGGAAAATAGAATCAATGCTTTTGTCCTTCTCATATCAGTATGGCGGAATTCATATAGATTCTTCCATCAAGGAGTATGAAACAGCCGATGCGGAGACAGGTAAAAAATCCCCGATGTTCGCTGTTTCTTTGGGAATAAGAATTTAGCTATGGGAAACGAGTTCGGGAAGAACATATTTTATCGCAAAATGCGGCAGTAAATACTTACAGAATTGGTATAACAGAAATACACTTCTTAAGCCGGGTATCACTTCCCGGCTTTCTTTTTAGCGGCAAGATACAAGGAGCAATTATTGCATGAAAGCGGCAGATAGAAATGCACAGTAGTATCCTCTTCCTTTATTTCGTCCTTTTTAATTTGCGTGATGTCTGCTATCATTTTGGTGAGGTCTATCCATTCCTTGCATCCCTCTTTCCCGTCATATTTCTTGCGGGCAGCGATAAGTTTACGAAGCTGGTTTTCTTTTGATAGCTCGGAAGCAATATCTTCCTCACTAATACCATCTACCAATATATCATCCTCTTTCTCGCTCTCTTTTTGCCTGCGTTTAATCTTTCTGCTTGCAGAGGTCAAATAGTCCATGAAGTCTTTATCGTCGGACAAAAGGGTATTCATGTTCTTCTTGTTTATCTCCAGGTTATATACCGGATTGTAAAGACCGGAAATAAGATAGGCATCCTTGTCTTTCCATCCTAACGCTAAAAGGTCGGCAAAAGCCTTCTCTTTTATACTGATTCCCGCTTTTCTGCATTCAGAACCCAATCCTTTACTGAATGTTATTTTTTCTTCCTTCCCTCTCAACATATTATATGATTTTTAATTATACAAACACAAAATAGCAGCAGCATCTTATATGCCACTGGTTCTGATAGTCGGATATGGGATGATAGCCAACCATGCTGTCGCAATAAGAGCATGGGTAACTGCTCCCACGGTACGAATAAAAGCCCGTATATCCTTTATCCTTATGTTCAAGCCCCCAAAACAACATCCATGCAGAACCTACGGCGAAGCGGGTAAGGGTATTTAACGAGTTGTAAGCGGAATTAGACTTCCCTACCCCATAACTCACACCATCTGTTTTAATACGTGTGGCAGCAGCCCCGCCATTATCGGCAGCACGCTTGAAAAAAGGATTGGCATAGGGAGCATTGAGGTAGGACTTTACACTGTTCTTTATTTTATCCTTCCCGATTCCGGCTATCAGACCGGCTGCAATGGCAGCTTCCACCTCGTACTGAAAACGGTTGCAATAAATACCGATACGTTCCGATAATGTTTTTCCGTGGTCTTCCCTGTTTATAAAATCTACAATTGCATCTCTTTCCTCCTTTCTGTTATACACAGAAAGGGTTTCCGTGTAATCGTAAATTAACTCACGCAACTTACGGAGTACTTCGCTTACGTCCCGCTTTAAGTTCTCATTTGCAGAGAACCGGAACATTGCAGGCTGAATATCATACTTGAATGATATATCTATAATCTCTTTTGCCGCTTGCACAAGAAGCTCCTCCAAATGACTTTGCATAGATATTTCAGCCTGCAAACGTAATTTTATGAAATCCTTGGCATCCTGTATCTGTTTTTTTGTAGGTTGCTTCATTGCTTGTCATCTCCTGCCGGATTATGTTCAACTTCATTATCTGTGGCGGATACCTGCTGGGATTTCAATTTATAAAGAATATCAGCCTGCTGTTCTTCTTTCTTTTCTTTCATAATCCTATCCCAGTCACGAGGATTGCTATACATCTGAATTTGCTCATTTGCAGTCTGTCGGGACAAGAACCCGTTTTGAACAGCAACTGCAAGATTTTGTAGAAGTTCAGATTCATTCAGATGTATATACGGCTTTATCCAAGCATATACATTCAAATTTTGCAAGTCGATAAGATTTTCGGTTTCCACCCCATAGCCATAAGTGAATATCTTTACCATATCGTCAATGAGATGGTTATATTCTTGGGCATCCTTCATGGCATTTTCAAAAGCAGGAGAATAAAGCAGCTTTATGGCTACACCTGGAAGGTCTCCGCTTCTTACTTCCGGTGGAATTACCGCAAAAGACTGCTCATAGATTAACTTGTATAAAGTATCAAGCTGCTTGGTAAAGGCAGTGGAAACATCTTGCTTGTTAAGATAACCGGCTTCATCATCCGGTCCCATTGATATACACTTTATAGTGCCATCAATCCCTCCCTCTATATTAATACTATCTCCCTCTCCTTTGAAATACATAATCGGGAAGGCGTAAGCTGTATTGTTTTGTGACAATTGCGAAAAAGCAAGTTCATATTGCTCTATGCTGTCTTGTGAAGGAGACCAACAAGCGCCGGCTTCATTTCTGTGATAAGCCACAGGGATAAATGTAAAGCCATGTTCCTGAGAAGATATGAGTTCGTATCCGCTTAATCCAAACAAGTTCTTTATCACTTGCTTTATTTTGTTGTACGCCCCTTTCCCTTTTCTAAAGCGACGGAGATATTTCTCATCCCAAACTTCAAGCCAGTCTGTAACTGTATTTCCATTATTGTCAAAATCGGAATAGGAACGGGCAAACAATGTAAGCTCCCCTGTAACATTATCGAAATGGGGATATAACGTATCTCCTTTCTCAAAAGAAAGGACTTTCCAATAGAAAATTCCTTTTCGGAGATAACCTACAAATGCTGTGTCCCCCGTTATCTTTACGGATTTTGCCGCTTCATACCATGCTATCTCCATGTCCTTTACAGCCCATCCGGTTCGAAACTTAAAAAATGTATCCTTTACTTTTTCATTTTCGGTATCCCCTTCCAACTCAAATTGAATGTCGTTTCCACAAAGATGAACCAGGTGTTTGATTGTTATAATCCTCTGAAACGCAAAAGCACATCTGATAACGGACTCTCTAAACCACTCTTTTGTTTCAGGGTCTTGTCTTAATCTGTCCGGATATACCAATGGGTCATTTATAGCATGTCCGGACGGCTCAAATTCCCTCAAAAAATCCATTTGAGTTATTATCTGATATGTTGGATTGTCTAAAGGCTCATTAACGGACAAGCTGCCAGATATAACCCCTACTGCTTGTTTGTATCCATTTGGCAATATTCTCCGAAACGGACGGCGTACCATAATCTGTCGTGTACTTATATTCTCCATAATCCTTTTGGTTTAGTGTGTTGTTTTCTTATATCAAAAATCTGTCTGTAAATCATAGCCTCTATAAAGTCGGGAGAATGGCCGACGTACTTTTTCATCACTTCCTTTTTAATTAAAGAGAAGCCTTTATCTGTGTCTGCATCCCGGATGGCTTTGCGTTCTTTCATCAGGATATTATAAAGTGTCATATCTGAATATCCGTTTCCTGAAAACTTACGCGACAACAAATCGGGGTTAATCGAAATTTCATCATTCTTAATCTTCTTAACGAGAATATCAGCGCATTGTGATTTCAGGGAAGAATAGATATATTTTATAGATTGTTCGTCAGCTTTTGTCGTTGGGATAGGAGCTGCCATATTATTAAACTTGACCGCGTCTGGGAATTTGCCCTTAAAATCCTGTCCAGGTCCATTCAAGTCAAAAACAAAGTCTTTCTCCAGGACTCCCCATTCACGCAACTTATATGCGACGCACTCTTCCGTCCGCTTGGAGTTATCCCGACTTACATATACGTCCTCTATATGGTTCCCAATCCAAAGCCACAAGACAAGATTATCTCCACCTTCATATGCAATATCACATGATACCCTTCGCTTATTATCTCCATATTGGGCGGAGTTGTTGAAGAACCGCTCCATGTGTTCGATTTTAAGAATATCGTCTCCAGCCGCTTTAAAATTCCAATTTCCTTCGAGGTCGCGAGCGCGGGATTCTTCATCCTGCTGGGCAAGATTAGCCGCATAATTTGAGTCAGCCTCAATCAATTTGATATTATCCTCCAAACGTGCCCGTATAAAGACGACTGACTTGACAAACATTGTTTTCTTATTAAATCCCAATTTTTTGTAAGCATCATTCCAAAGAGGGTCTATGATGGATTTACATTGTTCATATACCTCTTCTGGCGTGTCTCCCCAAAATATATTATTGGGAGAATCTCCATCCATAAAACAATATCTTTTCTTTCCATCGCGTTCTGGTATAGGATTCCCATCCTCTCCTATCCACCAATCTATAAAAACGCGCACCCAGCTATCCGGGTCCGGATTACAAGTACCCCAAAAACGGTTTTTAATACCATAAGCGTTACGGTTGCAAGTGATAAGGTATTTAAACTTGTCATAAGAACAATGGGTTATTTCGTCTATACCGATATAACAGAACTGTTTACCTTGAAAGCGCTTCTTGAAATCCTCAAAATTATCAGCAAAATAAGAAAACCACAGTTTTCCAGCGTTTTCTCCAAAATTCCAAGTCATATCCGATATAGAACGGTTATAAGTTCCAAATTGGGAGTAAATAAGATACGACGTGTTAATCATATCTCTAAGGTCATCTTTCTCGTTACGCAGAAGAACGGCATTAAAACGTGGATTTTTAATGTCTGGCAAGGATTCCATTAATAAAGTAAATGTTTTTGAACCGCCACGATTCCCTCCCATAATAACAATGTCGGCATCGGAAGCTAATGAGTTCTCCTGCCCGCCGGATTGAGCTATAACATTGAAATCATTTTTCAAATTACGCAACCTGTCTATGTATTCATAACTGAATACACCCTCCCCCTTTTTCGTATATACAATCTTGTCGTGTTCCATAAAAAAAATAAGCCGGCGTATGCAGTATAAATCCGCACACTCCGGCTTGAATCACAGCTCTATGAGTTATATATAATGCAAATATACGATTTATTATAAATTTTCTAATATTTCTCATATAAAAATACATATAAAGCATTGTATTTTAGAAAATATACTATATATTTGCAATACTAAATCATGTGATATGATAAAGATAGACGCTAAGCTGGATGAAAAACAGACCAGCGAAAAAGGGAATTTTGTAACATGTCCGGTGTGCGGGCAAAAGTTGACCGATGTAAAAATAATACACGGTAGCGTATTGTTTAGGACTGTATGCCGAAGATGTCGTAATTTTATCAGCGTCAGAATAGAAGAATAGCAATTTTACATATGCAAGCCTAAGAGCTTATTAGTGCACAAAGCACTGATAGGCTCTTTTTTTTTATAACACAAACTAAATAAACACGATGGAGAAAGAACAAATCTTATCCGAACTGACGACCAGATTAGGACAAACCAGTCTTTCGTCACAGACATTAATGAAGTACATAGAATTGAATCCGGTAGCAGAAGGGGTGGAGCCTGATGACGCTTATTATAGCAAGGCGACATCTTTTCTTCAAGGAATGCAAGGGCAGTACAACCATGATGTCGCAACCCAAGTTGAGAGTTTTAAGAAAAACTACAAACCTCAACAGAGTTCTCCTGACTCAAGAGAAGGAGCAGGAGATAACGTCCTTGCCGACAAGCTAAAGGAAATGGAAAATGAGATTTTGCTTTTGAAGGAAGAGAGAGAGGTGGAGAAAAACGCCGCGTCAATCAATGACTTAAAAGTCCAGTCTATGGACTTGTTGAAATCTCAAATTGAAAACGGGGGCAAAAATATCTGTAACGATGAAATCCTGAATATCGCCATATCAGACGTGAAAATCACCAAAGATATGGAAGTGGAAGAAATTGTCAGTTGCGCCAAACGCAATTATGAAAAAAGATACAAGGCGATTTTCGGAAATGGCGCTTCCCCAAGTATCAACCAATATGCAGAAACCGGAGAAGAACAGGCAAAAAGCCGCCGTGAAGCATTCAAAGACCGGCTAAGAGCGCAAGGGAAACTTCCTCGAAAACAATAAACACATTAAAACAGACAAAGAATGAGACAATTAGGAACTTTCAACACTATCAGTCAATCCCGGTCGGGATTTGGCGGAAATTTTCCTGTTTGGTCAAGAGTAAGAGAATTATATCAGGGTGGCGGTATGATTGATGTCGCCGGAATGGGATTAAAGTCTGGTGATATTATACATGCCGGCACAATGGTAAAATTCAATGGAGCAGGCAAACAGGTAGAGGTAATTACAGCAGATGGAGTGACTGGTGTAAAGGCAGTAGTGACGCTTACTATCACTAAAAAGGCATCCGAAAACGGGGATTTGTCTATTGTGTTAGGCGGGAAAAGCTATTCGGTTGCCGTAACAAGCGCATCAGAAAGTACCCCAGAACTGGTAGCTACCAAAATCGAAGGAGCAAAATCTTCTTTTGCAGAATGGGATGTAAAACGCAGTGGGGCTACTGTGACTTTCACGCAAAAAACCGCTGCCCAACTTTACGCGTACATGTTTATTCCAGGAAATACCGGAGTAACGGGAGATATTGAGGAAACTGTCAAAGGAGTTCCCGCCAGCGGAAAGCTAACCGATGTCAACGGCCTTGTATTTGAAGACGTATGTATCCCTGAAGGCTGTATCCTTGCAACATGCGCAGTTGTACGCGCAGGCAGAATTTACGCAGACAGGGTGTTCGGTGGTGGCATTCCCAAATCGGTAGAAGCACAGCTGCCTATGATTGAATTTGTGCGTGAATCTGACGAATAAAGAAAGGAGAATAATATGTACACAAGAAACAAAGAATTTTACGACATTGTAGGGAAAGGTCTTGCAGCATTGGGATATACTGGGAATAAACCGCTGGAAGCATGGATTAATGACATGTTTGCCGAAAAATACAATGCGGAACAAACGTTCTCCCAAATGGGTTTCCCGTTAAATCCTAATATTCCTCTGAATCCCACATATGAGCAGATAGAAGCAACAGTCCGTGCATACACGCTGGCTACCTATGTGGATATTGACAGTGATGGCGCAACCAAATCTACAGACGGAATGTCCCTGCAAATGGGTGGATTGCCAACCTTCAAGCATGAGATTGTACTGAGCCGCAAAATCCTAAGAGAAAAAATGATGCTGATGGATGCCATTGGCGGTACCACTCCGGAAATTGAGTCTACAATAATGGAGCTTCTGTTTAATGGAGTGGACAGCTTACTTGGTGGTAACTACAATACATTCCTATACCAGCGAAATCAGGTTGTATCCAACAAAGGTAAGCTAATCATTGACGCAGCTAACAACCCGCTTGGTATTGCATTGACTATAGATTTCGGCGTGCCTAAAAAGAATATCAAGGATTCTATCTGGTATAAGAAGCCGGAAAGCGAAGTGGTGCAGAAAGAAGCTTTGGGTACTACAATAGACCCGATAAAAGTCATGAGGCAAGTCAGACGCGATTCCCAAGAAAAGGATTTTGCGCCTGCTGGTCACTGGGAATGCTCCAAGACGACCTTTGAGGATTTGATTAACCTTCCGTATTTCCGCCAAATGTACACAGTTGCGACACGCCCGGATATTTCCGATAAAGGCATGCAGTTGGCATTTGCTAATCTTGTCCCCGATGAAACAATCAAAGCTTTCATTGAAGCGCGTATCGGTGCTAAAATCAGAATTGTCGATTCAATATCCGTAGTGGAAAAATATGACAAATCTTCCAAAGCTATACAATACAAGAATTTGCAAAGCTTTGAAGAGGGGGTATTGGCGTATGTTCCAAATGAAGACCTGGGTGATGTACAATGCGGACGTCCCATTTTCATGGAAACACCGGGCGCCCGTACGGCATTGTATGACGGCGGCCGCACTCTGATACGTCAGGTATTCAATGATGAAACCATGACGCAGGTAATCAAATCAGAAGTGACCGGATTGGTTGTTCCTAATAAGGCTCGCTGGTTCTACTACTTGAACATTAAAGGTAAATAACCATGAAGGATTCTCAAAATACAAATACTGGCACTACCATAGAGGAATATCTCCGTGGTTGTGTCGGTTTTGAAGTTACGGACAGTGCTATTTCCACCATACTGATTGACAGGGGAATTGCACCGGGGACGGATGTCAGCACGTTGGAAAAACGCCAGAAAGACTTGTGCCGGGCAGACCTTTATATGTGGTGCGCAAGTACACCGAGCGTAACTGGAAGCGTAGAGGATGCCAACGGTGTATGGAAGCACAAGGAGGGTGGTACACAAAGCTCTGCCTATGACAAACGTAACCTTCGGCAAATGGCAAATGACATATACGCATTGTATGGAGAGAACGTCCGTAAATCATCTGTCAGAATTGTCAACTTGGGTATGAACATGAATAAAAGGTATCCGCTATGAAAGTAAATAATCCACGTTTTCCGCATACATGCAAAGTGTATCGTATTTCCGGAGAAACATCTTTTGACGAAGGGAACGAGACCGTATTGTATGTAGGGAAATGCAACAAGTACGGAAGCACAAGTCTTAGGACATTTACAAAAAGTAATGTCATAAAGAGTGATTATGCAATAGACATTCCTGGACTTGTGAAGGGTATCATTGCGGGAGACCTTGTGGATGTTACCGATTACGGAGGAAGTTTTGAATCATGCGTAGTAACGGATTGTTATCCTACGGAAATGGGAACAACGCTGTATTTCAATCTGGCTAAGAATTAGGGAAATGGGAGATAATGCTAAAGTCTTGGAAGAAGGCAAAAAAAAGATGAGAAATATCATTGATGAATATTTGCTGGATAGAATAACAGAAATCGGAATCAGACTTCTGCAAGACGGAGTAGTATCAGCCAAGTACCATAATGTAACCGGAAATACTCTAACTTCATTAGCTGTTGGAATTTATTATAGAGGTAAATTATCTCGTATAATTACCGCCGTTGTGACACAAGGATTAAAAAATCCTACCCGCCCCAAGCTTAGCAGAGGAGACGGTATTGGCGTGATAATGGTCCAAAGTTATGAAAGTGGTAAGTTTATTCCCATAAAAAAATACAACTTGATTGGCACCAACGGGGAGTACGGTTTAACCACTTCTGTAAATTTCCTCAAAGCATATAAAACTCCAAATGATGGCATAGGATTAGTGATGTGTACAGGTACGGAATATTCTAACTACTTGGAGTCAAAGAAGGGGTTAAATGTACTGTCAGATACATTTGATTACGCGGAAAGCATTGCTAAAATGACCTTTAAACCAATGAAATGATATGGGGTACGAACAGGATTTTAAATACAAAGACGCGCTTAAATCATTGTTTGACGCAGCAAAGACGGTAAGTGAGAATGTGTTCACAAATGACCGTCCCGCTGCTGTGCCTAAGCAAATGGATAATTTCATTGTGGTGTCATTGCCCGGCTTGTTGTCTTCCATGACCTATGGCAGCGGATTTGGAAATATCCGTACCTATTGCACCATTGAAGTGTATGTCAGACAGAAAAAGGGAAGTGCGGAAGACTTGGAACAAATGGACACTGTTGTAGGAGATATTCTTTCCCTATTCCCTATCAGCGACAATTTCATAAGTGCCTCAAACCCCAAATTGACCTTGAAAGGAAATGACGGATTAGGGTTCAGCGCAACATTGATAAGGACTGACCTTGTGATAAAATAAACATAAAATAAAACGATTAAAACTATTTATTATGGCAATGAAAACAAAGCAGGAATTGAAAGATGTATTTAGCGGTCTTTCATCCATTATGTTGGTAAAGGGTGGCATTGCAAATTTTGCCACGGTAACTCCGGATTTTGATTTGCCCGTTACCGTAGATACCCTTTCCTTGTCCCAAGCAGAACCGACATTAAACCGTACAAAGGTGCACGGTCTGCAAGCGGATTGGGCTGTCACCAGTACAGCAGGAGATATTACTTTCGCTGCTACCGTTCCAAGTGTAAGCAAGGAATTGGTAGAATATTTTCTTGGGAAAACCACTGAAATTGCGCAAGCGACTATCAACAACCAGCAATTCAAGGGATTCTCTGCTGTGCTAAACAGCAAGAAACTGAACGTAGGATTTGCGCTTATAAGTGACGACGGAGAAAAATGTCTGCTTGTAAAAAGAATGGCCGTTTACGCACGCCCCTTGTTTGAGAATGCGTCCACTACCCCATTCGCTTTTGCGCTTAGCGGAACTATTGAACTTGAAGATGGTGCTTCGTCCGGCTCCTCTTCCGAAGATAATATCGCTTTCTTGACAAAAAAAGCCGACTGACCGTAGCTCCAGCGTCCCTGTCTTTTACCAGCGCGGCAGATAATACAGGGAAAACCATTACCGCAACAACCAAGGAAAGCTCTGTCTCTGCTTCATCAACGGAAACATGGTGCAAAACCTCGGTTAGCGGGAAAGTGGTGACGGTCAAAGTCGACGAGAATAGCGGAGCAAAAAGAACTGCTACAGTCAGCGTATTCACCGCCAATGAGTTCAGTGCGGTGGAAGTTACCCAGGACGGTTCTTTGATTTAAAAATATGGCGGTGTGCGTTATTGCCGCCGCCTTCTCCTTTTTCACACATCACAATAACACAATATGAACGATAAAACAATAAATCAACCTACCACAGCAGAGCAGAAAACACTCGACGACGTGCTGGAGAACAGCATAGATTATATTACGATAAGAGGAAAAAAGTTCGGTATAAAATGGCTGCACCGTGGAACAATACGAAAATTGACCCATGTCTTACATTCCTGCAAAAGCGAGGATGAAGTTACTGCCAAATGTGCCTCTCTCATTATTCTGAATAATTGGTGGAAGATAAGACTTTTCCATTGGATATACTGGCGTATGCTATGGAAAAAATACACAGATGACGAATTGTACGGAATACTTTTCATTGGTAAAAAAAAAGTGGAATTTCAGAGACTGGAATACTTGAATGCTTTCACATTACTGACCGGAATGAGAGACACGATAATGACGATGACGAGAAAGGAAGCAGAACGTATCCTTCAAGAACTTCGGCAGGAGCAGCATTTGCAAACGGAGAAAAACACCCAGAGCTGACACGACCGTTAATTCTTCTTTGGGGAATGATTAACATCCCTAATTGGTATATGGATTGGGTATTGACATGCGCCCAATATGAACTTTTTATGTGCGATGCTCCGATTGTGGTATATGATAATGATAATAATACCGGACAAAAGGAGCACACAGCCAAAGAAATGGAAGATTTAAAAAGGAAGTGGGAAGAAAAGAGAAAAGAGCGGGAAATGAAAGGACAAAGAATTTCCCTCAATGATTTTATGGTAAACGGCATTAACGCTATCAAAAAAGGCGCAAAACAATAATTAACATGGCAGACTTAGGTTCACTCAATTTCAGCGTTCACTTGAAAGACTGCACGGAGCAGGATTATGAACAGATAAAAAAGAAACTCGTTGAAAAGCAAGTCAAACTTAACACTAAATTGGGAGTTAAGGTAGACAGACAAATTATTAGAGAGTCGATAGATAATGCACTTAAAAGTAAGATATTCAAAGTCAATGTAGGGGTCAATAAAATTAACATTCCCTCCGAAGTTAAAGCAAAACTGAAAATAGACGATGCTTCTCTTAGAGATAGTATATCCAGTGCTGTAAATAAGAAAAAATACAAAATAAACATAGTCGTAGATAAGGCTAAAGTCAGTGATGCCGTCAAACAGGCATTACAAAAAGCTGGATATAAATATAACACAACAGCGAGCGATGTAAGACAGCAACGCATTCTTGATATTCAGGCAAAAATGGCAGAAAGGGCAGCGCTCGCCGAACAAAGACTCACCAATGCTCGGATGCAGGCTGCAAGAGCTTCCGGCACACACAATGCCGCCATGACAAAGGAAAACACGGCTCTATCTTCTCAATCACGGATAGCCAGGGAATTGAAAAATCAAATCGCCAATGTGTATTCCATATACACCTTAGAGCGTTTTGTAAGGGGATTATATACTATTGGCGGAGAGTTTCAGAAACAACGCATTGCCCTTACCTCCATTCTTGGAGATAGTATGAAGGCGGAAACCATATTCAACCGCATTAAGGATTTAGCGGTTGTCTCTCCGTTTCAGTTTAAAGAACTGGCTTCATACACCAAGCAACTTTCCGCATACAGCATTCCGTATGAAGAGCTTTACGATACGACCAAACGACTTGCCGACATTTCCGCAGGTGTGGGTGTCGATATGGGACGTATCATATTGGCGTACGGGCAGGTGCGCAGTGCAGCTTTTCTCCGTGGGCAGGAATTGAGGCAGTTTACCGAGGCTGGTATTCCGTTGGTGGACGAGTTGGCGAAACGGTTTACTAAGCTTACGGGAGTGGTAACTTCCGCCGGAGACGTATTCGATAAAATCAGCCGGAAAGAGGTCAGCTTCGGCATGGTGAAAGATGTTCTTTGGGAGCTGACCGATGAAGGCGGCAAATTCTACAACATGCAGGAAGCTCTTGCAGAAAGCCTTGCTGGCAAATGGAGCAACTTGCAGGACGCATGGGATGTTATGATGGCTGACATTGCGGAAGGCAATAGCGGTGTACTTTCAGATAGTTTAGAGCTGCTTACTGATTTAATGAAACATTGGGAGGCTGTCGCAGATATACTTGGTATACTTGTAGGAATTTATGGCTCTTATAAAACGGCTGTGATAGCTGTAAATGTAGCACAAAAGTCTTCTTTTGCAATCAGTCAAATGCAAGCGTATTATACATGGTTAAACAAAGGAGTCAAAGTCACCAAAGCAGCCGCAGTAGCACAATGGGCACTTAACTCAGCAATGAAAGTCAATCCGTGGGTATTTTGGATAACCACATTAGGCGCTATAGTTACAACATTGACTGTATTCCAAGAAAAAGTTGAAACAGTTGCTGAAAAAACAAAAAAACTAAATATTGAGTTCTCAAAAAACATAGAGAAGATTAAAGAAGAGGAAAGTAAGGCTAAAGGATATATTTCTCGAATATTCGATAAAACAAACGGGATTGATGCTCAAAGAAGGGCATATCTAAACCTTCAAAAAATATATCCCTCTCTCTTTGAGAATATGAAATTTGAACAATTTCTTTTAGAAGGGGAATATCAAGCCATCCAAAAAGTGTTATCTGCATCAAAAGAAAGAGAAAAAGTCAAAAGCGCAGGGCTTGTAATCGGCGCGACCAATAATAGAAATGAAGCTCAAAGAGAACTTAACAGATTGAAATCTCGCAGAGAATATTATCAATCACTGGACGGGTATGAGAATGTCATAGAGTCCTTAGATGAAGATATAAAAAAACAAGAAGAGGTTTTATCGCAAGCTCAAAAAACACTGAATGACGCATTAGAAAATTATTCAACTTACAAGATAAAGAAAGATGACAAGAATTCTGCCTGGTTCAAGAAAGCGACCGAATTGTATGAAAAATTCGGTATAGAAAGGCTAAAGCCTGATGCAGAAGGTGGTCTGCAAAAATACATAGAAAATATAATCGGTGCTAATGAGGATGCGTCCTCTACTCTTAGCGAATGGACTAAAAAAGAGGGCGAATGGAATGAAGAAACTCGTAAAAGTATAGATAAAGCCAAGCTGTTAAAGAATGCTACAGATGAAATACTAAAAACATTCGGGCGTGTAACCAAAGAGACCCAAAACACGAAAGACCCTATTGCCGAACAATGGGAAGCCCGTACCGACCTCATAGATAAAGCCGTTTCCAGCTATGAGAAATGGAGAAAGATAGAAGGAGAAGAAGTCGCATCCCAAAGGGTGAAGGGCATTTCTGAATTTGCCCCTATCTTTGATAAGAACGGGGTCAATTTGGACTTAAAAGACCCAAGCAAGGCTTACAAATACATTCAAGGGCAGTTAGACCGAAGCAAAGAGAAGCAGGAAGATTTATACATTTCTCTTGGTGTCAAGATTGACAAGGCGGGAATTGACAGTGCGAAGAAAGAAGTAGATAATGCCTTAAAGGAGATAGAGAAGTACGTTTCCCAAACCGGAGAAAAGTGGGATTTATATAAGAAGCTATTCAATGCTTCCGGCAACAAATCTCTTTCCATGAACATCGCTTTCGGCGGAGAGGTCTCATTCAAAAGTGTAGTAGATGATTTGCGCAACCAACTTTCCAAAGCGCTTGAAAATACAGGAAGTAAATTCTCCGTTACAGATGTCCTTGCCATGAAAGAGGATGATGTAAAGAAGCAGTTTGGAGAAGGAGTAATTCTGAAACTATACCAATCAATCAACGAGGAAAGTAAGAAAATGCGTTCAGAAAGCCTTGAAAACCTTTTAGGCATGATTGAGGATTATAAAGATTATGCCCAAAGGATAAAGGATATTGAACGTAATCTTCAAAAAGACTTGGCAGATATTGAAAGCCAAAGAGGTCAATTAGGCGAAGAAGCGACCGACAGACTTATAGCACAAAGGAAAAAGAAAGCGAGCGAAGATGCTGCATCTACCAAATTTGAACAATTCAAGAGTTCGGAAGACTGGGCTAAGACCTTTGACGACCTTGACAGACTTTCTTCTGCAACTCTTAGCAGGCTAATCAAGAACCTGGAAGAGTTTAAAAATACGACCGGGCAAAGTCTAAAAGTCAACGAGTTTAAAGAGCTTGTCAATGTATTAAAAAAGCTACGTGACGAAAGTGAAAGCAGAAACCCTTTCAAGACATTATCAGACGGAATAAAAGAGTATGCGGAAGCCACTGAAAAACTGAAAAAGGCTCAAAAAGAACTTGGGTTTATCCAGGATGGCGGTGAAGTTACTACTGGTGTTTCTGAAACGAGCCATACGGAAACCAAGAAAACGGATGGCGGCTTATCTTATCAGGCTAAAGTCGTCGATAAATTAACTCCAAAATTAAAAACGTTGGCAGATGCGGAAAAAGAAGTAACAGATGCGCAGGATGAACAAAATGAGGCTTCCGATAAAGTTCAAGTAGGCTTTGGAGATATTGTCGACATGGCTAATCTTCTTATCGGCACTTTGGGAGATTTAGGGTCAGCATTTGATGCCTTAGGGAATGATAGTATGGGAGACACTCTAAGCGCTGTACAAGAAGTTGCGGGTGGATTATTGAATACAGCTCAAAGCGGAGCTACCCTTTTCGCTGGTATATCTTCCGGCAATCCGATGGCTATCATGCAAGGGGCTACAGGTGTAGTCAGCGGTATTACCGGAATAATAGGAAGCATAGCCAAAGCCCATGACAAGAAGCTGGATAAAGCAATCCAACGTTCGCAACTGGAAGTGAAAAAGCTTTCCAACGACTATAAGAACCTTCAATCTGTCATAGAACGGCAATTGGGTGCTGTTACCCAAAGTCAATCCAAAGAGATGATTGCAAATCTTCAAAAGCAACAAGAAGAGGTGCAAAAGCAAATGAAGGCGGAACAAGACAAGAAAGATTCGGATGCTTCTAAAATAGAGGACTACAAGCAGCAGTATATCGAGTTAGGCGAGCAAATCAAGTATTTCTATGAAGATTTGGCAAGCGAACAATTCGGTATAGACTTAAAGGGATGGTCAGACCAAATATCAGAAGCGTTAGTCAATGCGTTCGCCAACGGAGAAGATGCAGCAAAGGCTTTTGATGATACGGTGGCTGATATAATGCGCAATGTCATAAAGGAGATGATTTCTCTGAATGTCATAAAACCTGCCATGAATAAGCTAAGAGATTATCTGTTTGGAGATAAAGGTATATTTACAGACAGTTCCGCTGGGGGTACAAATCTGACGGAACAAGAGGCTACCGGACTAATGCAGCAACTTGGAAGCCTTCGAGGGACAATATCAGACTCAAAGAAAATATGGGATTATCTAAATGCTGCTGCAAAAAAAATGGGAATAAGCCTTGAAGAGACAAGCGCTTCAAACACTCTTTCCAAAGGGATACAAGAAAACATTACAGAAGAAACCGCCAATATTTTAGCTTCTTACATAAACGGTATTCGTGCAGATGTAAGTGTAAAACGCGCTTTGCTTGAAAAGTGGGGAAACGAGATTCTTCCGAAATATAATGTTATAGCCGAACAACAACTTACTCAATTGAGGGCGATAGCCAATAATACGTTAAGAAGTGCCCAAAATACCGAAGCAAACGTTGCTTTAGTACAAGAAGTTAGAGATATGCTAAGTATAGTAATAGACAGAAGTGGTAGAAAAATCAAAATATAATATGTTATGAACGAAAAGGATTTAAGCAAAACATTACTGAACCAAGCTATTACGTTTGGTTTATGCCAACCGTGGCAACACGCATGGGGGAATCCTACCCAACAAGGATTAATTGACAAGTATCTGCATGGGATTGATTTTGCCATTAAGCACAATTACCCTACCAACACTTTCATAAAAGAACACTTCGACAAAGACCTTCTCCACAAGAATAATATTTTTGTGGATGAAGATGTGCAGAAATGCAACATGTCACAAATTTCTGTTTTGAACGGAAATTGTAAAGGTACTCTCCTATTTGATGGCTTTTCCGTATGTGATATTTACGTGCGCCATGACAGCGAAGTAACCATTGACTGTTCACAGTATTGCAAGGTATTCATTAACGTGTACGACCGGGCAAAAGTAAATGTTATCCAAAAGGATATAGCATCGGTATATGTTTACATTCATGGAGAAGATTGTATTGTGGAAACCGATGGGGATGTCATGCAAAGAAAAAGCCAGGCTTAATGTCTGGCTTTATTGTTTTACCTAAATAATAGTCAATTTATAAGCTTGCAAGCCACTTCTTGCCTTTTCGAGTATTCAGCCAAAGAGCAAATAAAAGGGCTAAAGCCCCAGAACCTCCTAAAACGATTAATAGACCTTCCATAATTACCTCCTTATCACTTTATAACCAATATAAGCAAATACTATTGTTGAAAAAGCTCCAATCAAAAGCAAAAGCCAATATAACTCATTGTTTGAACTTGTGAAAAATGACACAGCCCCACCTGCTACCATTGCAGCAAATGATGTTTTTGCCAAATCATAAAAGAACTTTCCAAGCGTCTCTCGGCTTATTTTCTCTTTTTCCTTGCCCTCTTTCTTAACTTCTTGCCTTTCACTCCAATTACCCATTTGTATTATATTAATGCACAAATATAGAAAGAACGAACGAAAGAACAAACAAATAAACAAATAAATATCCGATAAATCAGCTTTTTAACAAATCCGATTAATTATAATTCATATGCCGAAGAACAGCATCTTGATTATTTTTAGTTATATTTGCATTATTATATATAAAGCACAAACATCATATTCGTTATGAATAAGATAATAAGCATAGACATTTATGACCGGGATGTAATGGTTCATTTTGGAGAAAAAAAAGCATTTGAAGGCAAGACTATCAAAGATATTCGGGTGCGAGAAGTCTTCTGAAATCGTTTCTATGATTAGTGGAGAAGAAAAGGGAAAAAGTTTTTTATTGCCTGGCGGACAAATGATTTTGTATATGCCAAATTTGCCGAAAGACATAAAAGGATTGTCAATATTAGCGCACGAGATATTTCACATCGCCAACTTTACATTGGAAAAAGCAGGAATAAACTTAACCAGTGATAGTGACGAAGCTTATTCCTACTTAATTGAGTTTCTTACGAAAAATATTTTAGCGATGCTGCCTATTTCTTAATAAGACGATGTTCGGTCTGCGTAGTGCTTGGATGTCTTTTGACTTTTTCCCATGCTTTCTCATATTTATAATATTGTGGCAATATTACCATAATCGGTAGAACAAGCGATATGCCACAAAACAAGAAAAGCGGAGAAACTCCGCTTAACTTAATGATTACTTAACATTAAAAATTACTGTTTATAACTTCCATAAGCAGAAAAATAATGACCATCACATTTAAACTCCCACTTAAATCCTGGCTCATAAACATGTGATAATCTAAACTGTAAAATTCTTGTTTCTCCAGAAGATAAATATCCTAATTTCGCCTCATCAGTAATCTCAATAGGAGCACTACCGCTTCCAGTAGAAAAAACTTTAAACTTAGTAAGTTTTATAGTCTTTGAGCTATTGTTCTTTATAGCACATGACATAACGCCCGTATAATATCCCGAATTAATAATCAAAGAAGATGTAGGGAAATAAACATCCATCATACCTCCTAATGACACAATATAAACAGTACAGTTTGCCACATGTCCGCCATCTTCTGACGTTGCCGTAACTTGTACTCTTCCTGATGTATTCCCTAAAACCACTCCATTTTCATCAACCGGAGCAATCACAGGGTCGGATGAAGTCCATATCACATTCTTATTAGTTGCGTTTTCTGGTGTAAACACAACATTTAGCTGTTTTTGTCCTCCAACTTCAATTTTATATGTAAGGTTATCAAAACTTATAGATTCCAATAAAATGGGTTCTACTGTCAGCTCACAAGTAGCCTCTAACCCTGTATTTCCCAAAATAGCCTTAACTATACATTTTCCAGGAGACATGGCAGATATACTGTTGTCTTCATTAATCTTTGCAATATTTACGTCAGAAATCTCCCATGCTATGTTTTCTTTTGTTGCATATGCAGGAGTGATTATTGATTCTATAGTAAAAACATCTCCCACCCTTACATTTTTTTCATTTTCTTTCAAGGAAAAACCTTGTGCTACAACAGGATTAACCTTCACTTTGCATGTTGAAGTTATAGAAGATTCAAACCCTGCACGTGCTGTAATTGTAGCTTCTCCTGCCTTTAGTGCTGTTACAATAACCGAATTGTCTTTACCCGATTCTAAACTTGCAATTTCCGAATTATCTATTTCCCAAAAGACCAGTTTCTTCGTAGCATCCTGAGGTTCAATAGAAGCATCCAAAATCAAACTTTGTTCTCCATTAAACACAATCTCTTTCTTATCTATAGATATGCCAGTAGCTTCTATAGGCTCAACCGTCACATTACACACAGCCTTTATTACTGCATTATCAATATATAACAAATCCGTTATATCATCATCTCCAATCCAGGCATTTACTGTAAAGTTCCCTGGCTTCAAAGCTGTTAGTTTCCCGTGTGAATCTATTTTTGCCAAATGATTGTTTGCATTTACAGGATATATCCCCCAATTAATTTTAGGCAACTTCGCTTTAGAAGGAGAGCCTTTTACCGTAAATTGATAAGTTTCTCCGGGCTTCAAAGTCATATCCGACTTGTCTAAAAGTATAGATGTTACCATATCATCTTCATTCTCACAGGAGGATATAAGAACACAAAATAGAGAAAGTAGAAAAAATATTTTATTACTCATAAAGCATGTATTTAGTTAATTAATGTGTGGCAAAGTTAACAACTTTGTATTGGAGAACAATATATTATATACAGTTTTTTCACCTTTTTTGTTATATGTTATAAAGCATGTTTGGATATTACTATGCTCCCCTTTTGGATGTATGGTTTATTTTCTATATATTCGCATAATAACTTAGAAAATAAACGAAATTAATTGATTTTCTTATAAGGAGTTTGCTACTTCAAGGATTATGTATATCTTTGTGGTGCCAAACAATAGTAAAGTATTCTTTCTCCGTAGAGCACGGTTATCGCTCACTATATTTAGTTGGGCTTTTTTTATGCCCAACTGCCTGTATAAAAAATACACGGCTGTCTTTCCTGCGTAATATTTCCTCTTCGGAGAAAATCTTACTATTGTTTGGCGACACGGGAAATGACAGCCGTTTGTCTGTCTATAATTACAACGCCAAACAATAGTAAGTATGGAAAACTTAATTCCAAATCAGAAAGGTATGACCTCTCTTGAAATTGCAGAGGTTACGAGTAAACAACATGCCCATGTAATGCGCGACATTCGCAGCCTATTATCGCAAGGTGTATCCGCATCCAATTTTGGATTGGGGTCATACACAGACGCTAACGGTCAAAAAAGACCTCTTTTTAATCTCACTCCTAAAGGCTGTCTTATTCTTGCATCAGGTTATGATGCGGTTCTGCGTGAAAGAATAATCAACCGTTTAGAATACCTCGAAAATGAGAAAAAAGTTATCAAGACTCCACAAACTTATCTTGAGGCATTGGAAGCGTTAGTAGCTTCTGAAAAGGAAAAGGAACAACTCCATATTGAAACAGAGCAGCAACAAAAGCAAATCGAGCAGAAAGATGCAAAGATTACCAAACTCCAGCCTAAAGCCGACTTCGCCGAAGCTGCCTTCAAAGCAGAGGGCAAAGTAGACATAGGTCAAGCCGCAAAGATACTCAATCTCGGTTTTGGGAGAAACACCCTTTTCGGAAAGCTAAGGGATGCGGGTATATTCTTCAAAGACAGGAACGAGCCGAAACAAAAGTATATTGACGCAGGCTACTTTGAAATGACGCTGTTGCCGCCAATACGCAGAGACAACCACCCAGACATATTATGCCAAAAGGTGTTTTGCAAACCCAAAGGACTTGCTTATATCAACCATCTATTTGGCGGAAAGCCTTCTGACAGAAAGATTTCGCCTATAAAATAGTATAGCACAACAACACATATTTGCGTAGTATTTAGTAAATTTGCAGAAAACGAGTAGGTTATGGAACGGATTAAATTAACAAAGGAAGAGAAACAAGCATTTCGGATTGTTGCAGAGTTTGGCGGAAAATGCCCGGCAACATACCCGAAGCATGTATTTACTGCTTCCATCCGTTCCATTGAGAGGAAAGGATTGGTGAAAGCCAATTATGTAATTGGCGGTTATGTATGGAGTGCCAAACTCACCGAAGAGGGCAAGCACTATCTTGCCGTTAACCCCAACTTGCACAATCCTATCAATTGGAATTTAATACTTGCCATTGTAGGCGTCTTTATATCTATCATAGCCTTATTCGTTAGCTGCATGAAAAAATACTAATCACGCTATTTTAATCATCCGGCAGTCGGTTCCAATGCCCGACAGCCACAACTATATCCAAAACGAAAATGGAAGAATTAAGAAATACTGAATGAAGTAATACTCGATATACAGCAGGAGAAGCTGGAAATAATGGCGCTTCTTGCCCCTATGTCTATATCAAAATACAACCCAAGCGCCTCTAAGTCAGATTTCGACCTTAGAAGCCTTAATAAGGAAATATTGCCACGTAAACAAGCATAGATGCACGTTGAGGTTCGACCAGCGAAATCACGTTATGATACCCCGTCAGCAATACGGCTGGCGGGCAGATGGCAGAAATAACGACTAAAACAAATATTCATCATGGAAGAAAAGATATATAACTTGCAGAAAGAGAACAAGCTCCTCAAACTTCAATTATTGCACTTATCCGAAGATATTGAACTGATGTACGAAAGGATGGAAAAACTTGAAAGGAAGCTCAAAGAGAAGCGGGTAAAGAACCCCTACATGAAAATCGTGTCACCCGAAAGGTAGTATTCATTGCAAATATAATGTAAGCCGGATAACTATATCAATTTTCTAACCTTTTACTTGATTATTTAGAAAATACACCATATATTTGCAGTATTGATATAACAAGCCAAAGAGCTGATTAACGGGCATGCCGTTGATTGGCTCTTTTTGTTTTTACAACACAAACTCAAAATAACACATGGCAAAGCCTTACAGTATCTATTTTCAGAAAAGTAAGCTGGGGAGTCCTGTTATTGACACCAAATCCCAATGGGGGATTGTGTGCAAGGACTTCCCTTTTACTGTATATGGAGATATTAAGGATTTGCCCAAAAGGGACTGGATAGACCAAGACGGAGAAGACACCTTTTTCCCCGAAGAACTCTACGTGCAAGCCTATGATATAGAAGTAGAGTTTGCCTATAAAGGTGATATGGGAACAGCCAATGAAAAGATTGTCGCCTTCCTGGACTATCTGATAGGAAAAGACGGTTACGGAACAGAATTAAAGGTTTATGACACCTATACCCAAATAGGCAGGCAGGGGGTTTATTTTAAATCTATAAAACCCGACCTTTTTGTCCGCAAGACAGATGAGGGGGATGTCGTAACTTTCAACATTACATTTCGGGTAACCGACCCTAAAACACAAATTATTCTTACGGCATAATGGGACGGTTTATAATATACAGCAAAGACGGGCAGACGCAACGATGTGTCGCTAACAAGTTAGAGTATAACGGGGAGTTCATGGGAGCTTGTTCCGTTAACATTACCGTTACGTCCCCCACTCCGATTGATTTTACAGTCGGAGACTATCTGATATATCGCGGAGAAAGATTTGAAATAAACTACGACCCTACTGAATTGAAGCAAGCCTCCAAAAATACATACGGAGAGGCTTTCAAATATGAGAACGTAGTTTTCAACTCTCTTGCAGATGAACTGACAAGATGCGAATTCCTGGACTATGTAAAAGAGGATAACTTAATTCACTACTCTTCCCTACCTACATTCAGTTTTTACGCTGAAAGCATAAATGCTCTCGCAGAAAGAATACAGGTGAACCTTGACCGTATCTATAAAGGAGAGCAAAAATGGACGGTTACAGTACATCCCGAATATGTTAATGAGGCTAACAAATCCATATCAATAAGCAGTATAAACGTTTGGGACGCACTCGCTTTAGTAAATAGCGAGTTTAAGGCAAACTTTATCATAAGGGGGCGAACGATAACAATAGGCACTGCCGGAATTGCAGTAGGAAACATGTTCGGGTATGGAAAGGGAAAAGGGCTGTACTCCATACAAAAAACCGCGGACTCGTCACAGAAGATAATTACCCGCCTAAGAGCATATGGTGGTACCAAAAACTTACCGTACAACTATTATACAACATATGGAAGTCCTATTGTCGAAGCTCCCATCGAGGATGTATCTTACGGATATGACCCTAATACACATTTGATAGACGGCGCTGTTGTGACTCTTCCTTTTTATATGAAATTCCTATCCGACACAGCATTGTATGATGTGACAATCAATGGGCATTCTTATAAAATAAGAAGAGGTAGCTTTCTTGGGAAATGCTACGTTTTGTTGAATAGTGAAGCCGACAAGGACAACGTCCGCATAGGCGCAAAGATGCGGATAGAAAAAGGCATTGAGACGGACAATGTTCCAAGAAAGTACAAAAGACCTTCTGGAGCATTAGTTCCCAATAATATGGCTGTTAAAAACTTGATGCTTCCTGATTTTCCAGAAAAGACACTTGACCCATACCTTGATAGTAAAAACATAGATATTATCGGAGTTCGGGAAGGTTCGGTTTTCTTTGACGGGAGCGATACTTCTTTGCCGGAAATATATCCGTCTATGGAAGGAATGACGGCACAGCAGTTGAAAGACGCGGGAATAATCGTAAATGCTACCGGAGCGTTGGATGAAATCGCTTCCGATTCAGTGAATAAGGATAATACGCCAATCGCGGATGATGGTTACTTTGAAGAAGGGGAAACCATCCCACCGTTCAAAATATATCTCAAAGACATTGGATTTGACATAAACGATTATCTAACAGGGGAAACCGCCACCATATCCATGAAAAGCGGAATGTGTGGTGGGCGTGAATTTGAAATACTTGGAGATGCAGACAAGCCCGTAAAACAAGGTGACATGTGGGTCTTGACATGCAACAGAGTCTATGATGAAGGGCTGAATCTTTATTTCCCATATAAGGATTTTACTATCAAAGCCGGAGATAAATTTGTGCTTTTGGGTATTGATATGCCGGATGTGTATATAAAAGCTGCTTCCCAAAGATTGCTAACAGCTTCTAAAGAATATCTTGCAAAAAATGATTATGTAAGATATACTTACGAGCCTAAAGTAGATGAAATATTTATGGCGCGTCACCCGGAACTGCATGACAGTATAAAGGAAGGTGATTTAATGTTGTTCGAGGATGAAGACTTAAACATCAACGGGAGCATTATTATTGACAGCCTTACAATAAAGGAAGGAGACGCTCTCATCCCAACGTATGATATTACCCTTCGCAATGACAAAGCGGTAGGAACTTTAGAAAAGATACAGAATCAGATAGACTCAATTGTAGGCGGGCAAGGCGGTGGAGGATTAACTACCCAACAAGTGGAATCAATCATTAAAGCCTTTGGAGAAAAGCTGTTTTTGAATAAAACCAAACCTGACCAAACCAGCTATTTAATAAAGTTCTTAGGCGGATTATTTTCAGACTACATCCAGTCCATGAATTTTTCTTCCGGTGCTCTCGGTGAAGGCTTTGTCATTAAAGTAGACAGCAAGACGGGTAAATCCTACATTGAAGTGGACGAACTCTTTGTGCGTATTAAGGCGATGTTCTCCGAGTTGGAGATAAAGAAGCTCTCTTATGCAGGCGGAAACTACATGTTCACCGCTGCCGGAATGAAATGCGGAAAGGTGGAAGAACACGAGGATTTTTGGCGTTGCTATCTTTTGGTGGATGATGGAGAAACGGCTATCGAGAACCCGTTCAAGGAAGGCGACCAGATACGTTTTCAAGACTTCAATATCAAGCCGGGTATCTACGAGAATGTATCCAACCGTTACTATTGGCGCTTATGTGTCGGCGTTGGTGAGGATTACATAGACCTTAGCAAGACGGACTGTGATGCAAACAGCGACATACCACAGGAAGGCGATAGCCTTGTACAGCTCGGAAACAGAACAGACAAGAAGCGTCAGAACGCAATCACCTTGTCCGTGTATGGCGATGATGCACCGAGTATCCATCAGTATGCCGGGATAGATTCCTATTCTTTAGCAGGCAAGGAAGTGACGGTTATCAGTCCGCAAGGCAACAAGTTCATGGGAGACTTTATCTTGAAAACGGGGATAAATATTATGACCCAGTTCAAGATATTGGAAGATTTGATTTACTCTGAAATCTCCAAAGTGCTTGACGAGGTGCAGGCAAAGGATAATTATCTGTATAACGCATCATTTGCAAGCAATACGAACGGTTGGGAGACAAAGAACGATGTTCGTTTCTTTACTGTGAACGGAAAGTTCTTATTGGTTAACGACAAGTTCTATTCCCGCAAGGATGCTATGGCTGCCATTATCAGAGACGGAGATAGAAACGTGCTTCGTATCCTTTCTTCCGGAATTAAACAGTCAAATGCGGATTTAGCCAATAAACCGACCTATGAGGAAGGGGAAGAACCGAAGAAGTTCTTTATCTCTTTCCGGTACAGGGTAGCTACAGCCGGAACGCTGACAATAGGATTTCCCGGTCAGAACCTGCATTTCACCGAACGTCTTGAACCGAGTGAGGAATACGCAATGAAAGAGTATTCCGGCACATGGGACGGAACGGGCGATTTTGAGTTGAAGTTTACGGGGGATATATACATACATTCGCTGGCTCTTACCGAAAACGCATTCGAAGATTTATATACAAAATTGAGTTCCGAAATAGAGCAGACAGCGGAAAGTATCAGGTTGGAAGTAAAGGAACTCTCAGAAAGTAACAATCAAAGGTTCTCACAGATTGAGCAGACAGCGGAAAACCTCAAATTGTCTGTTACAAAAATAGAGGAAGATGTAACGCAGTTGGGGCTGGACATCAATGGAGTTACCGATGAACTTAAATTATATGTCAAAAAAGACGGATTAGGTTCAGAAATCAATGTGGCACTTGATAACATTTCCGTGGTTTCCAAAAACATATACTTTACCGGAGATATATCCGCCAACGGGAATGTGTCTATTCAGGCAGACGGGACAATAAAGGCTATTGGTGGATATTTTGAAGGAGAGATAAATGCAAACAGCGGGGTGTTTAAAAATGTAAGAACTCCTAACAACTCTTTGGTGATAGACGAAAATGGGAATGTTAGCATTGTTGGCAAAATGTCAACCGCTTCGTCAGGTACAAAAATAGAAATAAACCCAAATTCAAACAGCCTAAAATTTTATAATTCAAAAGGATATGATGTGGGTGGAATTTCATTCCTTGATAGTGGAGGCGGAGGTACTTCTGTTACTTACCCAAGATTAAAATTGGACAATATAGCAAGTGATGGCAACTTAACTGCGTCTACCACCCTTTTTGCAGGGTCATTGTCAATGATTTCAAATTTAAGTGGGTCAAGATACCAAGTGTCTCTTGGCATCTACGGACTTTCTTTTTATAAAGATGGAAGATTAACTAAATCATACCCAAGCTCATGAAAAAGATAAATTTTAAACAATTACTGATTGCTACGGACATTACCCGTAAGCATTGTGAAAATATAGATTGTAGAGAGAATTTTGCGAATGTATTATACCGGAACGGTAACGGTATCGCATCGCATGCACTCGCTTTGAAGATATACAATTCCAATGAAGAGACAGAATATACTGATGAAGAAGTGTCCTTGATACAAGAGCATGCAAATACTTTTTGCAAACCCTTCTTTATTGACGCGCTCAATCGTGCTATCAACAATCAACCGGAAGAAGCAACCGATAAACAGGAATAATTATGGCTTGGACAGAACAGGATTATCAAGAAATAGTTGCCCGTCTTATGGCTAACTCCATAGGGGTTAATGAAGTACCGAATGCGGACAAAGCGGATGATGTAACGTCATTGCCTGCATTTAAACCTTCAGGAAGCAACAGTGAAGCTTCTGTGGTCAATTATCCTTTAGAATTTTTGAAAGGAGAAAAAGGCGAGCCAGGTATACAAGGCGAACCGGGAAGCTCTTTCCGTGTGGCTGGCGAATACGATACCCTTGAAGCCTTGAAATCCGCTGTTCCCGATGGTTCGGCAGTTGACGGGTTTATGGCTGTAGGCACGGAAGCCCCTTATGATTACTACGCGTGGGTGAACGGTGAATGGGTAAGCCAGGGTAAGATAGGCGGCATAGAAGAAGCGCCAACTGATGGAAAGGCATACGGTCGTAAAAATGGGAATTGGGCGGAAGTTCCTGAAAAATCCGACGTCCTCACCAAAACCAACAGTGAAAGTTTCACCCCAACCTCGGACTATCAGCCTGCAACGAAGAAGTATGCGGATAATATCAATTATGGTAAGGTTATTAACGTTTCTGTGGGCACTTATCTTATTACCAATAAAAACGAAAAAGACAGGGAAGCAATAGACCTTATAAACACCATCTTTGGTTCGGTTGATAATCTGAAAGAAATAATTCAGGATATTATAGCGAACCACACCAAGTATTATTTTCACAGTTATAATAGCAAAGATAATTGTATTGAACTTAGTAGCATTTACTCTTTTCACAACACTGAAACTGAAGAATATAACTTGCAATGCAATATCAGTTATTATACTAATAACGGTCCTGTTTCCAAGCGTATGGGATTTAAACTAATGCCCAATGATGAAGACTGTGTTGCTTCTATAGAAGATATATTAGTTTCCGACAACCTCACCACCCTCACCAAGAAAACCGCTGCCGAGTACGAGGCTATTAGCTCTAAGGATGGAGGAACAATGTATGCTATAACAGATGCTTGATATGAGAGATAAGAATTTAGAGCGGAAATATAAACCCTGATATTAAAAAATGGAGATAGTTAGATATGGTTAAAATTGGAGTTACATCTATTAGTAATCTTGCTGTTGGAAATAAAAATATTGATTTGCTTAATATCGGCAATGCCATTTTTTATGCTGGCTATCCTTATCCTTGTGTTGGTGAGAATAATTTAACCCCCATTACTCTTCAGCAATACATTGAGTTGCCTTATTTGGGAGACCCGCAAAATTTTCAAGTAGCCCTATATTTTTCAAAATATATAGAAAGTTTTGAATATAGAATTGCATTACTTGGAATAGATAGCGGTTTTAAAGTTTGTCCTCTTAATGAACCAGTAATTCCTAATGCTTACGGTTCTGTCACGAATTACGGTAATTATGCTGTTCTATTAGGTATATGTGCTCCTCGTTATATTGCCAACGAAACGAGCGCTACAACGATGCTTACTGAATTTAAAATTGATGGTAAATTATACAGCTATAATTATATAAGAAAGTAATTATAAGAATTGAATTAAACTTATTTGATTATGAGAGTAAAAGTATTTTACGAAAACTGGTTTGCCAAACTTATCCTCTTTGGCAGCTACACAACTATAATGCTCTTCGGCTTCATCCTTACGAAGCTGAAGGAGTTGTCCGAAACAACTATCCGCCATGAACGGATACATCAGAAACAGTTCTTCGAGTGTATGGAGATAGCGGCTATCCCATCCGTATTGCTGGCGTTCCATGTCAGTGCATGGTGGCTGTTACTTATCCCGCTATTCTACTACATTTTGTATTTGACAGAATGGTTTGTGAGCTTTATATACCATCTGTTTACAGACAGCAAGATTGGGGACGGAGAGGTCAATAAAAACGCTTACCGTGCGAGCGCATTTGAAATGGAAGCCAAACTCAACCAAGACAACCCTAACTATTTGAAAGAACGCAAATGGGGTGCATGGTTCAGATACTACGGCAAGATATGAAAATCCCGTCCTACTCTCACGAGCAAAACGGAATGACAGTAGTTAGCTTATTGATAAGAGACACAAAGATAGGAATAATTGACAAATAACGATAAGATGAGTACAGAAGTTGTAAATGCAGCCCTTCAAACAGGCAAGGGTATTAGTGATTTTGGAATGATGGCTATAACCGCAGGCTTTTTCCTTGTGTTATCAGCCTTGTTGATGGTGGCGTGCTTCCGTTGGTTTATGAATATGGTAAACCAGCTTATGACATCACAGAAAGAGATAAACCAAGACTATAAGGACACCATGAGGCAACTATTGGAAGAAACCCGTGCGCAGAATGAGCGATTGAACGTGCTATCGGAAAGTCTAATGCCCGAAACTCAGCTGCGTATAAAAACGCTAAGCAATGTATTCTTCGACCTTTCCGTTGAGAAGGTGTGCCGCATTATTAAGAAAGTACGTGAAGAAAACCATATATCAGACAAGGAAGCTACTGCAAGAAAGATACGCACATTGCTTACAAACATACACGAGGACAGAAATTCAAAACTTGACTGCTTTTCGTATCGTGGGAACAGGCTTTCGGAATACACGGAAAAGAAATGGATAGAACAGGTTGCTAAAGCCGTTGAAGCGGAGATTTACAATGAAAACGGAGCGAACAACGGCAGGGCATACACGAATGTAGAGTCGGTCTATGCGAATATAAGATTGGAATTTTATCACAATTTGAATGAAAGATAAAGATGTATGGAAGAATGGAAAGATATTAAAGGGTTCAATGGATTTTTTCAAGTCAGCAATTTAGGGAATATCCGTTCTGCAGACAGAAGTTTTACTAATAAAAATGGACGTAGATATTCATTTTCCGGTAAGCCTCTTAAACAGCAAAGTAGTAAAAATGGATATAAACTTTCTTGTTTTAACTTTAATGGTAAGTTATATCGCTTCCTTACACATAGGCTCGTTTATGAAACCTTTATTGGAGTCTTAGATGAAAGGTTGGTAGTAGACCATATAAACGGTAACAAGACAGATAATAGAGCATCAAACCTCAGGCAAATAACAAGCAGGGAGAACACAACCATCTGTCGTAAAAGAAAGCACCCAGTGGGATGTAACTCGGTAAATGGGAAGTACTATATTGCAAGTTTTGGCATTGGGAAAAGCAATAGAGTTTATCTCGGCTGCTTCAATTCGGAAAAAGAAGCGGAAAAATCCTATAATGACGCTTTGGTTGAATACAACAATACAGGAACTATAACAATACGCCCTAAAAGAAAGATTAATAAAGTAATTAATGGGATGAAGGTATGTTCTAAATGTGGAATAAATAAATCTGTTTCGGAATATTCGCTGTGTAATCACGGACATCCATATAGCATGTGTAGGAGTTGTGTCAATAAAAGAAAGAGAGAGAAGAAGTGTGAAATAATAACTAAAGATAAGGAGTAACAAAATGAAAAAGAAACTGATTATCGCGGCGATTGTTATCGCTATTATCGTGGGAGTTATGCTGTACATGCACTACACCCCGTTTTGGGTGAACTTGACTACTGTTGTATCATTCGGTGTCGGTGTTGTTGCCGGATGGGTGGCTCGTTTAGTTTATGACAAATATTTCAAGGAGGACGTGCAGAATGAAAATATTGATTGACAACGGGCACGGAAGTAACACTCCGGGCAAGTGTTCACCGGACGGAAGATTGAAAGAGTATGCGTATGCCCGTGAGATTGCCATACGTTTGGAAGCCGAATTGCGCAAACAAGGCGTTGATGCCGAACGTATCGTCAAAGAGGAAATAGACGTTCCCCTATCGGAGCGTTGCCGTAGAGCAAACGAATACAAGGCAAGTGACACAATCCTCGTATCTATCCACTGTAATGCAGCGGGAAGCGGCTCTGAATGGATGCAGGCACGTGGTTGGGAAGCGTGGACTTCGACAGGTCAGACGAAAGCCGATAAATTAGCTGATAGCTTATATGTGGCAGCCGAACGACTTTTGCCGGACATGAAGATACGCAAGGATATGACGGATGGCGACCCTGATAAGGAAAGCGGGTTCTACATCTTGAAGCACACGAAGTGCCCGGCAGTCCTTACAGAGAACCTATTCCAAGACAATAAGGAAGATGTTGGCTTCTTATTATCGGAAGAGGGCAAACGGGCAATAGTGGACTTGCATGTGCAGGGAATTGTGAACTATTTGAATAACTCTAAAAAGTAAACATCATGGCAGCAGAAGTTTTATCATTTCAACAAGAAGAAGGCAAAACAGCGTATTACGCAACGTTTGTCAGTGACGGTAATCCCGTTACCATACAGATAAAGAACAAGGGCGGAATGGTGACTGTATTTGCCAATATCGAGGGCATGAAGCCCGTGACATTGTATCCTAACGTGCGTGACAACAACGATGCCTCCGACTCTATTTTCCGCATCGCAGGGATAGCGAATGGCATAAACGTCACAATCAAGAGTGCTACCGAAGTATTGGAAGCCAAAATGATTAAAGAGGGATAGCCTATGAACCCAATCACTATCCCCAACATCAGCATCCCGACAATCGGTATTCCTACTATTGGGATACTTACTATAGGGTATTCATATATCAAGGATAATAAACCGGGACCAAACCCACCCCCTGATGGAAGGTATTTATTATTGTCGGATGGCACTCCGTTATTGTTGGCTAACGAAGAGCCAATATTACTTGCAGATAACAAAAAATAAAATGATAAAAAATAAAAAGATATGGCAGAAGGATTACAAATAGGACAACTCCCTCAAAAGGAGAACTTAACAGGAAACGAGCTGATACCTTTTCAGCAAGGTAGTAGCAACGGCTCAATGAGTACCGCTACATTGAAGAAATACATCGGCACTGGTGGTGGCACTGGTGGCAGCACTGACTATATGAACTATATCACCGAGTATAATGTTTCCGTCCAGCATCCTACTTCGGGAATTGACGGGAGTAACAAGTACAGTCTGGAAGACGCCATTGCCCAAGTTCCGCAGGAACTTAGAAATATCGGATTGAAGGTGTCGTTCATAAATTCAGTTGGAAAAGTAGAAACGTGGGAGTTCCAGGGTGGAACATTCACAAGCATTGATAATTGGATTCGGCAAGCACTGAATGTGGATGTTGAAAACATATCTGTGAATAAAATATCCTCCGATAAAATAAAATCAAATAAAACGATTGATAATTCGGGCAATATTATTTCTTCACAAGGAAGATGTGTTGTTGACGGCTTTGATATAGGTGACATGGATTATCTGTATACAAATTGTTATGGAATCTATTTTTACAAGAAAGCAGAAAACGGCCTTACTTATCTAAATTGGAAGAGAGCCAATGCCGCCACGGGTAGAAATATAAGTAAAATTCCCAAGGAAAAAGAGTCTGATTACTGTAGGTTATTATATACAACCGAAGTTCCTGGTAAATATTTTTCGGGTAAAGAGAATTTTATTTTTACAGAATTTGGAGTTGCAGAAGTTCCTATTTTGGATTATAGCAAAAACTTAATAACAGAATCAATTCTAATCAAAGGATACAATACAGTCAATGGTTCTCTATCTGTCAATGAGGAATATAATACGACTCAACTTATAGATATAAAAGATGCAAAAACTGTTTTTACAAATGCTTATTCTGTAGCATTGTTTACATCAGATGGTTCATATATTGGATATACCGGCAATCAGACAGATTCATTTCGGGAACTTAAAATAAACCAAAGCCCAGCCTATAGATACGCTGTCTTTAACTTTAACAAGAATACTCATGCTTTTGTTTCATTACATTATTTCCCTTGTAATCCCAATTCTATTGATATGGATTCAACTATGAATCATGATGAGATACTTCGTATGGCTTTCTCCGGAAAGAAAATGACATCGTTTGGCGACTCAATTGTAGAACTGGCTTCATGGCAGAAGTATGTATGGAAATATTTTAATATGGCTGACCATTATAACAGAGGTATTGGTGGGTCTAAGGTTACATCAGTTGGATATAAAAACAAACTTGTTGATGAATCTGGATATTATCATGCAAGCAATCCTTCAGAGGGGACAATATCAATAAAGGATTATATGTGTGGAGATGAGCGGGTATCTACTATACCGCTTGATACTGATATATTGATTATTTATGCATCAGCAAATGATATTTCAGGTAGTGTTGAAATAGGGAGTATAGATGATGGAGATGAGACACATTTTTACTACGCTTATGCCTTAATGATAAGAAAAATCATCAAAAGAATCCCCAACGCTAAAATTTTTGTATGTACGCCTCATAACTTTTATAATAAGTATGAAAATGCGGATTATCCATACAAAAATAATCAGAATCTAACTATATTAGATTACTGTAAAGTCATAAAAGATATTGCGGCAATATATGGCATTCCTGTCATAGATGTAAATGGGTTAAGTGGAATATCAACTTTAACAATAACCAAAGATTTGGGCGACCAAGTTCATCCTAATAATATCGGAGGGCAGAAAATAGCCAATGTTATAATCAATACACTTATAAGATTTGCTCCAATTAGTCTACAGGAACCACGGATAGAAGATATATTTCATTAACTAAATTTGCATAATGCTAACTCAAAATATGAAAAATAACATCTTAGGTGCGGTGGTCTATCTATCCACCGCCATAGTATTCGGCAGTAGTACAGCATTGCTGATGCTCTTTATCAAGGAGAACAGCGACCGTTGCCACTACTATAACGGCAAGTGGAACAAAGCAGACTTGCTATGTGGTGTAGCTGCAATATGTGCAGGTATGGTTGTTAATCATTATCTGTTGAAGTTATGAAGAAGTTAGTGTATATAGTATTTCTTGCGTTGACGGTGTATTCCTGTAGAACGAGGACTGTTTATATGCCGGTTGAGACAAAGGTTCTTGATAGTGTGATTTTCCATGATACGACATTTCAAGAGAAGCTGATACCGTACAAGGACAGCGTATCTGTTGCCGATACAACGTCATTCCTTCGCAATCCGTATGCCTACAGCTATGCTTCATTTAGCAACGGGATATTGAACCATTCATTGGGCATTTATCCTCATGCTACGGTAACGGTCAAAATGCCGTATTTTATCGAAAAGATAAGAAGGATTGAAGTGCCCAAGCCTTATCCGGTAGAGAGGGAACTGTCATGGTGGGAAAAGTTTAAAATCAATTACGGTGGTGCCAGCATTTCGATAAATCTGACATGTGTTTTATTCGTAATTGTTTGGCTCCCCATAAAGATAAGAAAGAAATTAACGATGTAGAAGTTGGCTTGTAGCTGACACTCTTTCGGGGCTTAGAGTAAAAAGAAAGCCCCCCAACGTTCAAATAATTATTGCCACATAAAAATTTGAAAAAAGCATAAGACACCGCACGTTGGAGGCTTTAATATCTTCAACACGGTATCTTATGCTTTGTTCGTATATAATCAAATATTTTATGTGGCAGGGCAAAGATAAATATAAAATTCAGAAAAACTATGTGTAAGTCAGAAATCTTTGCCGAAACAATCAATCTTGTGGCGCAGGAGACCGAAATACCCGCCAGCCGAATACTATCTTCGGATAAGGATACGGAAACCGTAGACGCCCGCTATCTGCTTGTACAGTTGCTTGTTGAAAGGGGAATGTACCCTTCACAGATAGCTCCTAAAATTCACAAGACCAAACGCGCGATAAACTACATGATTTCCAATTTCCAGGAACGTATGGAAGGCGGGAAAATGTTGAGAATATATTGGGAAAACATTAGGAAAGCGTTGGGAAACAACTGATTTCATGGCAGTATCGGTATTTATACTTTTGTGATGCGGTTGATTTTGACCGTAATACAAAATATAAATCTCTATGGAAAGAACGTATGTCTTCAATCAAGACGGGAACAACGGAAATGGTGGCGGAAGCAAATTCGACATCATGGCTATGTTGCCCAACTTGATGGGAAGCAAGGGTGTAGACCCCGGACTTCTCGCTTTACTGAACCAGGGACGTGGCAGCCAAGACCAATGGGGCGGCTCGTGGTGGTTCATCTGGATTATCCTTTTGTGGTTCTGTTGGGGCGGCAACGGCTTTGGCAACCGCTTTGGCAATGGTGGCGGTCTGCCTGCCGAGCTTAACGGTGATGTCGGTCGTGAATACCTGATGTCAGCCATTCAGGGCAATGGCAATGCCATCAACCAGCTTGCTTCTTCTTTGAACTGCTCTACCCAACAGTTACAGAGCGCCCTGTGCAACATCCAGGGACTTATCGCCAATGTAGGAAATCAGGTGGGCATGTCAAGCCAGCAAATCATCAACGCATTCCAGTCCGGAAATCAGGCTGTTCTTACTCAGATTGCAGATTGCTGCTGCAAGACTCAGAACGCCATTACCACAATGGGCTATGAGAACCAGCTTGCGATGTGCAATCAGACCAACGCGCTTGTCAACACGGCCAATCAGAATGCTCTTTCATTGCGTGACGGTGCGACCGCCAATACCAATGCTATCCTTGCAAAGTTGGACGCTATGCAGAACCAAGCATTGCAGGACAAGATTGCGGCTCTTACAGCAGAAAAAGCCACTTTGACCGCTGAAATCTCCCAACGTAACCAGAATGCTACTATCCTGAATTCAGTAGGACAACAGATTGCTCCTTTGGCAGCAGGCTTGCAGGCATTGCAGTCCGATGTCGATGGAATAAAATGCAAGATGCCACCTACGGTAGCAGTGCCATACCCGCAATTGCAAGCATTTAACCCTGAGATAGCTCGTGCTGCGGCTTTCGGTGCTTACGCCGGTGATGCAATGTATGGGCGTAGCGGTTGTGGTTGTAACAACTACTGGGGTTAATTCCGGTAAGAAAGGGGGTAATTATGTGGCCTAACTTTTTTACAGGATTTCCTTTCTTGTTCCCTACTATTGGAAGGGCTAATTTCAATACCCTTCCTACGGTAGCCGTAACGGTCGGCACGGAGAACGTGACTTTAGAGCTGCCTAACCATGCGTTCCGTAACAGAAGCTATGTAGGCGGTTTCTATGTCAGTCTCCGCCAGGCGATACCTGCCGGTACGACTGCTACACTCCCGATACTGATAGGGACTAATGGGGATACAAGACCGTTGCTGGCTTACAACAATGAGCCGGTGACTGTCGGCAACCTTGCCGGAACGGGTATCTACGAAATCCACTATAACAAGTACACCAACGAACTGTTCCTTGTTAACGGTGGGTATCGTCCGACAACCGCATCGACACCGACTCCGACAGCAGAAGCAACCGCTCAAAAGAGCAAGTAGTTAACATGGGGCTTTGTGGTTATTTCCAAAATGGGAATAGCCACACCCCTTTAAAATCAAACCAATATGTTTCAATCACTTCGTACCAATAACCAGTTGTATATACTTCATAAGGATGCTAACCCGTTTATCGAATACGGTCCGGTAGTCAGCGTTTCCGCTCCTAAGCCGAAATATCCTATGGCATCCCCTATGGGACAGTTGCCCCAAATGGAAATGGTTGTGGATGTCGTTGTCTGTATCAACGGGCAGAACACGACTTTCCAAAATCTACCTGCCGGCATGGATATAGCCGACTTCGGACAGAACGGCAATATCGTAGTGTCATGCTCTCGTGATGCGATGAATAACGAGGTCGCTTCTATGAAACAGAAAAGCATAGACATCATCAACAGCATGGACTTCCACAATTCCGTCATTGCGGGATGTGACAAGATGCTGACGCTCTTGAACCCCGAATTTGCAGAGAAACAACGTCAGGAACAGGAAATATCCTCTCTGAAAGGGCAAATGGCAGAAATGAGCAAAAATATGTCCGACCTTATGGATTTGAACAAACGGCTTATGGAACAGCTCGGAGTTGCTGAAACATCTAAAACAAAGAAATAATATGGGAATGTGGGAAATATTGGAAGAAGGACGCGGAGAATATGACCGTGACTTCGGTATGAGAGGCGGTAATCCTATGGAAGAAGCCTATAGAGAGGGTTGTCGTCATGGTTACGAGAAAGCCATGCGTGAGATGCAGGGCGGTGAAATGGGCTATCGTAACAGCGGTGGTTCACGCGGTGGAAGCTATAGCGGCGGCTCGGATATGGGAGAACGTCGTATGCCGGGTTACTTCCCGGAATATCCGGTTTACAACGAACGCCGCGATTCACAGCCTTACGGTGATGATATGGGCGAACGCAGACGCAGACGCGCCAACGGAGAGTTCATGTAATGGAGAGGGGATTATTCCCCTCTTTTGCCAATCACTTAAAATCAGGAAAATATGAAACAAAGATTAGATACATACGACAGAATACCGCCTGCAATGGCTGACTATCTCAGCCAGTACGGATGGCATTTCAGCAAGAAGATGTGCCTATGGGCTGTTTCCCGCATGAAGATGGAAAACAAATCTACGGGCAAGGAGGAAAAACTTGAACCAATCAGCAAAGAGCAGGTAGAGGAGCTTCTGAAAAAGTACAGTGTAAACCTGGAGAAGGATGCAGGGTACGACAGCGTTTACGTGGCAAACATGGCGAAGTCGGATTACTACAAAAGTTCTATCACTGACGAAGCCCATCTCGCATTGTTCATTAAGGATTACATAGATGATGTGGACGCTTACAATGGAATGCCTTTCACTCGGTTCTATGCCGACTGCATAGGCTCCGGCAATCCTATCATGTGGGAACAGATGATGTAGCCTATGATAATACAGGATTTTTACATACCGGATTATGATTGGGAAGTCCGTGTATATTATGCGGTGGACTGCTATTATACCGACCGTATCATCGCCGACCTTCGGCGGGTTGGATGCAGGGGGCTGGATTTGGTGAATGCCTATAAGAACATGCGCTCCTGCAATCTGAATACGGGTATCACTTACTCCAATATCCAAAACAGGCAAACCGTAATGGTTATAGCCCTTACTTCTTCCCCGGCAGAGTTTCAAAACTCTTTCGACCATGAAAAAGGGCATCTATGTCGGCATATCTCACGGGCGTTCGGCATCGACCCATACGGGGAAGAGGCGCAGTACCTTAGCGGATATGTGGGACAGAAGATGTTCCCGGTAGCGAAGAAATTTTTGTGTGAACATTGTAGACGTAGCTTATGTGGAAAATAGTACAAGCCATTTTATCAGGCAAATCACGGGAAGAAGTATATAACATGCTTTCTCCCGAACAGAAAGAGACGCTGAACAGCCTTGCCATAGCAAATGGTATAAACCGCCAACAACGTAGAAAACTTGAACGTGATGCGAAAAAGGGATTACATAGATGAACTGCTTGAATTGGCGGACAATGTCCTTTACATGGACTATTGCCGCCTTTTCCGGGTTATCCAATGGAACGTTTAGAACGCTTTGAACGAGTTCTCCATTGGGTTATACCGCTTGCCGTTTTGGTGAGGGTATTAGCTTGGTGTCTCTAATTCTTTTGCTTTAACCGTATGATTTCTGCCCCACATTACTGCGTTATACAGCGAAGTGGCATACATCTTAATCTCATCCTTGCTTTCAAGGAAATCAACCTTAGAGGCTGCTATCATAGCCTCTGCATAAATCTCTTTGTTTAAAATATTATTCTCTTTCATATTATCTGCATTTAACTTTTGTAAGTCCATACTTAGCCAATCTTAGATATATCGTCCTTACACTTACATTCAGCATCTCTGCCATTCTGCGGGGTGGTATCTTTTCTTCCTTGTACAACTTGGTAATGTTTTCTTCCGAAAGTGGGTCGACAAAAGGTTTCTTCGGCTCTGTTATCCCCATCCGTTTACGTGCTTTCGCTGCATATGCTTCATTTTGTTTGTCTTTTGTGACGTAAATAACAGTGGTCTTGTTAAGGCGTAGAGGGAACAGCCTTCTTTCCACTTCCTTGTGTTGTTCGGCAAGGCTTTCTACATCCCCGTTGACCGTAGTGTCAATCTTCTTGTATTTGTCCGGGATGCGGGAGTGTCTGTCTCTGATTATTCTGTCTGCTTTTCTCATTGGTTTAATATTTTAATAGCTCGCTCAACATCATCTTTCGACAATCCCAATAGGGTATCAGTCTTTACAAAGTGTTCAGCTTGCTCAAGAAGCATATCGCTATCATCATCCAGTATCACGTAATTAAAATCAACCCCAATATCTTTATAGTTCCAATTTTTCCCATTTTCAGAGTGGATATGAGTGTCAATCCATTGTTTTATCTCAACTCCACGAGGAATGCTAAGATGAATACCTTGCATAATGTAGGCATACGCTCTTATAGTTACTCCTATAATCCTATTTGCGTATGGAAACGGGAAAGGAACCAAATGCCCTATGGTAGTAAGCTTGCATTTCGTATCTTCTACCGTGTTTCTTCTCCAAGACGAAGAAATGACAATTTTGGCATCCGTAGCATCTATAATCTTGCCAAGTAAATCACACGCATCCTTATCAAGTGCATAATGTGACTTTTTCGTGGAAATTACTCCGTCTATATCAAGAAATATAATTTTCATGTTCAATGTATTATACTAAATTTATGATACCACTTGTCCGCATGGCTGAACCATCCTATAATAAATGATTTACCGAAGAGGGTTGCTTTGTATAGTTTACTCATATGCCTATTTCTTTTGCGTAGCGTTTCAATTCTCCAATGGAAAATAATCTCTCTTTCTCGTAAATCCCGGCTGCACTATGTTCAAGACTACATCCATTGGAATAATGCCACCCTTCAAGGAATAGCACAGCATCGCATTGAAGAAGGGCGGTAATATCCCTGCCTATATGCTCTTCATAACTCGTGTCCGGATTTGAAGACACCTCTAAGGGAGATACCGCTTCAAAACCAAGTTGTTCTATAAACTCGGAAGCGGATTTGCATCTTTTCTCAACATCTTTTATGTCATACCCGGTGATAGGCAGACTGATATATATTTTCTTTTTACTCATGTGTTTCTTTGTTCTTTAATTTATCAAGGAACTTGCTATCTCCCGAATAATCCGCACCGATAGCCTTTTTACTTTCAACAATCTGTTCCAAAAGGGTTATAGCTTCCTTTTTCACTTCTTCTACTTCATTATAACCGCAGGCTTTATCAACCAACTGCTCCATAGTCGATTTAGGCTTGGAAAGCTGTTCTTTGAGCTTGTTTAATCTCCAGTAGCAGTAATCAATTGTGGCGACGTGTTCTAAATTACTCATAGTTGCTTTTTCAATAATTCCGGGCTGTCGTAAATATTGCCTGCATATCTAATCCCGAACATATCTATCATTTGTCCTATTGGCTTATTTCCAAGATTTTGAGACAGAACTTCTAATAGCACAAAAGAACCGATTTTATCACTATACACTACTTCACATAGTACACCAGTGCATTCAACCAAATCATGCTCATATATTTCTCTATCATTGTATTTAACTCCCGTGAACTGCCCAACAGTTTCAGCCCATACGTCATCGCACCGGCAGTTTTCCGGAGAATATATCTTTGCCTTGTCTGTGAAGATAAGTCCGTTTTCGTCCCTTCCGGCAGTATAGAAAAAAGAGAGAAATCCATATATCCATTTCCCCGTATCAGTACTTTTTCCTCTGAATTTTATTTCACGTTTCATAATCAATACTTTTTTCCATGTTTGTTTTCTCTCAATTCATTGTATCTCATCTTCTGATTGATATGCCATATAAGGTCTATATTAGAAAATTGGCAATACTTAATCAACCCGGCAAGAGCGAAACATATCCTTTTTCCCAAACCTTCTACATCGTTAGTTAGTAGGAGTGTAAAACCAAAACAAACCTCTGTAAATCTGAATCCGGATTTGAGGCTCACAAATTCATCGGCAATTTCATTCGTATCAGACAAATCTATACCTCTCAATCCGGCAAGGTCAAGCAGGCGGATTACAGCATCGGCAAGTTCATCGGGAAGTGTATCTTTTACATTCTTTTCAAAGGAACACTTAAATCGCTTTTCTTCTTCCGCTAATGCAGGATAGCGATTATAGTCCATTTCAAAACGTGATTTACATTTCTTTCCTAATCTTCCCTTTCTATCTGCTTCCACGGCTTCCATAAGCTCGGATATTACAAGGCAAAGGCAATGTTCGTTACTCAATTCTTCATCGTGGAAACCGTGGTCGCAAGCGGTTTTATAGGCGTGGTCGCGCAGTTCATTTAAATCCATATTTATTCTGTTTTGAGCCATACGGCAGACGTCCAACCGCCGTATGGCAATATTTATTTCTTCATTAACCCAATGCGCTCTTTCAAAGTAAGAAGGTAGTAGTGCATCTGTACTTTTTGAACCTCCATTAAAGTGACCTGATTTTCACCAGCTATTTCAACAGCATCTTTTCGGCCAAGAAACAGGGCTAACTTATTATGTTTGTCCATCAACTCATTATATTCGATATACATACGGTCAAGAGGAGTATCAGCTACCTTGTATGCCTTTTCAAATACATCTTTAGGCGACCAACTTTCATATCCATCTTCATAACGAACATGATAACCCTCATCGTCAAAATTTTCGGTTGACGGCTTTTCTCTGAGGAGATGTTTTCCCCACGCATCACCTCTTGTCATAGACTCGGCTTCAATCTGTTTTGTTCCAATATACTTTTTCATATCAATATGGATTTTACAAAGCCCGTCCAAGGCTATTTAATTTATTTCTCTTGTCGTAATTACTCATACGGGGGCATTTCCCGTCACACCGCATGTTCACATACATATTACTTGCCATACTCGATATGAATGACTTTTTGTAGCATTGTCCACTGTAGGGGCTGTAATGCTTGCAGTGTTCCTGGTATTCTTTTCTATTCATAGCTTTTACATATAAATTGTCTAAAAGGGTAAAAACGATAAAATGTGCACCTTACAAATTGGTTGTCAAACGCTTCCTTTGAATACTTGCATTTGGAACAGCATTTATTTAGAGTGCCTATATTTAATCTTATGTTATCCATTATTAACCCTCTTCACATTTAAAAGATAATTTTTCAAGTTTCTCAATCTGCTTACGAAGAGAAGCGATTTTCCTAATCTTCATTTCTTCCGCCTTTTTCAACGCTTCGGATTTATCGGTGAATGCGTTTTCCCCTATACGGAAGTAAGAACATAAACCATCAATTACATATTCTCTATCTTCAAATCTACTTCTAATAATATCCGCTTCTATCTCTTTAATGCCTGTTGTTAAAGCGTATTTTGTTATAAATACTTTTGCCATAGTTGTAATCATTTATAAGGTTAAAGTGAATTAAGAGAGGCAGCGGACACGGGGCGAACCCAATCGTCACTGTCCTGAATGTTGTCGTATCTAAAACCGTCGCCCCAACTGAGAATAAAATTGCGTTTGTTTCCTTTTCTCGTAGAACACCAATACCAGTCATCTCTCACTGGTTGTTTTCCGCAGATAGCTAAGGCTGCATTCAGCATAACCTTATGTTCATACCCTAAGACACTCTCTTGTAGTGTAGGAATGCGCCAACTTAATCCACATAAGTCCAATGCTATGACTTTCTCAGCAATTTCGCTTCCGGATGCAGCCAATGCTTTGGTATTGCCTATTCCATCGGTATCCTTCATGCCTTCTTCTGTGGTTGGATATATCTTTCCTGTTTGCTCTTTCTCCCAATCAAGAAGAATATGGGTATCATTATCCATATCTTCCGGATAGAAGAATAAAGCATTGCCATCATGGACGATAGCTACACATTGTGCCTGTTCATTTTCCTTATGCAGTCCCCAAAATTCAGGTTCTACAAAACTCTTGTTGGCGGTAAAGATGAATACACCATTACCTACATTTTCTTTTGTGTAAATTCCTTTGCTCATAATCATATAAGTTTTAATATTTCTCAAAATTTGGGATTTGTAAATAGAAAGAGTTTCGAGACATGGGAAGCCAACACTTTTGCTCCTCATTGCACGTATTCCAATTATCTTCCCCAAATTCATCATTTAATGCTTCCACTATCTTATAGGCTACATCTTTTACAAAACGAGTATTAAGTATCCTCTTGCCTTTAATAACGATTGTAGGTGTATAGAGTGAAATTTTATACTCCCCACCGTTTTCTATCGACCAGCTACCTTGTGCTACTGTAATGTGCGGATTGGTTTCATTCTTATACTCTTGTACTATACTTAGATAGCCATTAAAATAGTTGGCTATTAGTTCCGACTTATATACTTTTAGCCCCGTTGCTTTTTCTAAAAGTTTTCTAAGCCTATAAGCATCATTTACAACAGGGTCCATTCTCATATAAGTTTTAACGCTTCTTGTATCCCGGCTTCCAGTGCTTCCTCGTAGGTGTCATATACTTTATAGCCATTCCCTTTGTTTATTTCGTTCTCCATCCAGTCGCTTTCTTCTGTTGGAACATTGAAATCACAAAAAGAAAGC